CGTAAAAGGAGCGATGGGAGAGATAGATCGGCTGAGTAAAAAAATTAAAGGAACAAGTTTTGGGGCAAAAGTTAACATAGGGACAACCGTAGACACTCTAGCTATAAGTGCACAACAAGAAGGTTCTTGGTATGTTAAAAGTCAAGAACAGCTATTTGAAGCACACCGTGGAGAGCGGGTGGATATTTACCATGCCCCACCTCCGGCTGCCGGTGCTCAAGCTGGGGGGACGGGAAACGTTAATGTGCAAATAAAGCCTATTCTCATACCAAAAGATGACGGCAACCTCATTAAATTCGTGGTCGAAAAGGTAAATTACCTTGAGAAAAAAATCACAAAAGGCAGGGTACCGGTGTCTTTGAGTGCTGTAAGGGGTACGTTATGAGCAATATGAGAGTACTCTGGAAAAACCGCTGGGATGATGCTACGCTTGCTGCAACAAGCGAGGATCCAGACTTTCCCGTAACCAACACTCAGCACCGTTGGCATACTCGAACTTACAGAAGCGAGGCCGGACTAAGCGGTGCAAGCATAGACATAGAGGCAGACTTAGGGAGCGACTATGACGTGCAAGCCCTTATAATCAAAAACCATAACCTGGACATGACTAATTCAGGAGATGAACTGAGGCTCCAGGCTAGAGTAAGTGATGCGGATCCTTGGGGGGCTATTGATGTAGTCATATCCGTAACCCCAGGACTTATTATTCTATTTTTCGGGAGCGTTAAAAATTACAGATATTGGAGACTATGTCTAATCGATTCTGCAAATGCTGATGGGTACATAGAAATAGGGCGTATCTACTTAGGGTCTTTTTTTGAGTTCCATTATGACATAAGGACTCGGTCGCCTGTATTCAGAGACCTCTCTACGGTTAAGCGTTCGACGGGCGGGCAGATATCAAGCGACCAGAAGCCTAGGTACAATTTTGAAAGCCTTTGGGATATCTGGCTTGAAGTGGGTAAGTCAAAGGACTATTTTATCTGTGATGACGCTAATGCAGCCTTGGCTTATAAAGACACCTGGTATGTCCAAAACTTAAGCGATTGGAGTTTTGACCCCAGAGAAAAAGGTTTTTACACTTTTAGTTTAGAAGTAGAGGAGCTTTTGTAATGGCTGCAATAGATGAAAGCCTTTGGTGCTGGGTCGAGAATAATGCTAATAGATATTTGAAACGGTATAATATTGCCACTGGTGAATGGTCAGATGTGGCGAAACTCCCTGATTTTGAAGACCAAGCTGATTCTATGGGAGTATGGGACGGGGGTTTTTATATCTGGATTTATATTCAAGATGCGATAGCTGATGTAGATTATGTTAAAAAAAGGTTAAATATCCATACACTTGAACTTTCTGATTATCCCCAAGACCCTGATATCCTAGACCAATTTGAACATGGTATGATGGCTCAGGATTATGGGGGAAAAATATATGTGGTATTTAATAGCTATGATAGCCCATCGTGCTTTTCTTATGCTACAAAAGTTTGGTCTATAACCCCAGACCCTCCTGTCCAAACCTCTTCAGACCCTGCAATTACAGTAGTTCCTCCCTGGGCTAATAATCAACCTGGTAATATATTTGTAATTAGAACCATACGCAATGCGACAGATTTTTATATGTTTGACCCCGTTACTGGGAGCTGGACAGTTAAAGATAATGCCTTGGGAACTGATGGGTCTTTACAGGCTAGAGGCATGGTGTGGGCTCAAGTGCCTGAAAGCGGGACTCCAGAATATATTTATTTTACTCGTGATGACAGTAAATTTGATAAATACGATGTGGCTGCAAATTCCTGGTCGAATATTGGTTCTATGCCGGCTAATTTAGGCTCATCTTATGGTGGAAATACCCTTGTTTGGGACGGGGATAGATATTTATTTTGGATAACGGATGATGATAATGGAATATACAGATTTGACCTGATTGATGAAGCCTGGGAAGCGTACGTTACTTTTCCTGGTGACGGGCTGGATGACCAGCATTCGATAGTTTACACTCCAAGAATTCGTTTTATTTTTTGCGACTCAAACGGAATTGAGTTATATGAGCCTGCTTCTTTAGGCTCTATTCCAAAAGACAGGACTTCTACCCCTGTAAAGTATTACCTTAAAGCACTAGAAGCTGAGACAGAAGATGTTACCATAGGTTTTGTTTCAGACCATAGAACAGATGCAGAGGATATTCTGGAATTAGCTCCAGATGTGGCGGGCGCTCCTGGTGCTTGGGGCGATTCAGTCAATTTAGGCTCTTTTACTGAAAATGAATATAAAGCCTTTTGGTTACGGGCTGACCCAACAGGGGCGGCTCAAGAGGCAAAAATAGCAAGGTTTAGGCTTACAATAGGTTAAATGATGACACATGATTATTTTAACGGAGGTTCTTTCATACGTTCGGCAGTGTACGACCTTCCTAAAATAGAACATCCCATAAGATACGTTCCCTGGTGTACGGGCGTCTATAGAAAGCATATAAGATATGTCCCCTTTTGCCTGGGGGTATTCAGACACCAATTATGGTTTACGATAAGGAACTCCAGCATAACTCCAGCAGAAAGAGAAGACTCTAAACTAAGGCTCTTGTGGGATAATCTTTGGGATAAAGCCTCTATTACAGCTAGCAGTGAACAACTGAGGTTTCCGGCTTCTCATACTCAACATCATTGGCTTTCCCGATGCTGGAGGAGCGGGCAAGGAAAGATAGAGGACGTATGGCTTAAGGCTGATTTTGGAGAGCCTAAAGCCGTAAGAGCATTGGTTATAGATAATCATTGGTTTAATCCTGGGGCGACTGTACAGATACAGGCAAATGATGCAGACGCCTGGGGAGCTCCGGCTGTTGACCATGAGCTTGAAATCGTAGACGATAAGACGCCTATAGTCAAATGCTGGAATGGGGAAAAGACATACAGATATTGGCGTATCCTTATGAACACTACAGAGCTTTCAGGAGCCTTGTACGGTGAAGAAGACATAAGCACTAGAGGGGATAGGGATATGGTTCCATATTGCAAACCGCATTTTAAAATAGGGCGTATATTCCTGGGTGATTATTTTGAAGTTACACAAAACTTCAGACGACGGCCTAAAGACTTTGTAGAAGAATCCCAAGAATTCAGGGCTGATAGAACGGGCTATCTTTCAGACAGACCCGCTTGGAGACATAGACATTTCTTTTATGATTTTCTGCGTCTGGCCTCAAGCGATTATGAAACTATCTTGGATATATACGAAGCTAAAGGCAAGGGTATGCCTTTCTATATTCTAGAAAATTACCGATATTGGTGGAAAATGCTCTATTATGTGACTTTCAGCAGTGAGCTTAGATACGAATACGAAAACAATCGGGTCAATACCATTCTTCATTTTAGGGAGACTCGCTGATGGGCTTTGAAGATATAGTCTCTGCCGCTGACTGGGAAAAGGTATTCATGGTGGAGATGGAGCCTGCCTTAAGGATAGACACAGAGACGAAAACCTTGTAACGCTTAATGACTTATCAGGTGGTATGGGGTTTTACTATGACGAAGATAATCAATATCTTTGGGTCAGAAACAGTGAGTCAGATGACCCGGGCACAAGTGGAGCGCTTTTCCTTGTCGCTTACCACTGGGAATATTACGTCAATATCCAGGATGAAGACGAACCAGTGCTTTATAACGGAAAATATTATCTCCCCTACCTTAGGAGCGAAGACTTGCCGGATATAGAACAGGCAGTGTCTGATTATTACCAGGGTGGGTTTTCTCTGGGGTTCGGAGACGTGAGGTTAATAAATGCTGACGGCTACTGGGACTCCCGGCTTTCAACGTACGTCTATGAGTGGAAAAGCATACTTCTGAAAGTGGCGAAGCTGGGAGCTCCGATTGGAGACGTGGCGACTTTATGGCGTGGCGTCATAGGAAACATTGAATGGTCAGACGAGGAAGTGGTTTTTGAAATATTAGATCCGAGGGAACAATGATTACAGAGATGCTTCCTAAGTATAAATTCTGGGTATCTAATTTTCCGAATATAGACTCTGGAAAAGACGGTTACGTAATCCCAGAGTTTTATGGTGAAAAAGATGGAATAGAACCAGTGTGCATTGATACGACCGTAATGAAATATCAAATAGCTTATCGTGAAATTAAGGCTATAGACACTGTCGAAGTAGACGGAATTGACCTTGCTGAAGATGAAAATTATGAGACTGATTTAGCCAATGCTCAGTTTACGATCTACGGTATGCCTTATTGTGCTGGAAACCAAAACTATATCATTGTATTCCAGGGAGATTTTGGGATAAACGGGACTGATTATGTGGAGATAGGCGGAGATTCTGGGGCTGGATACGGAGATGGTCAGTACTACAAAATAGACTGGGGTAGATTTGTGTTTTAAGATTTACGGGAAAAAGACTTTAGACGGGGATGAAGAGATTGTTGTCGAGCATGACAAATCTAATTATGATGCGGATTATCCTCTTAGGGATGCTGGGATAAGGACAAAAATAGCACAAAGTTTTCTTATGCCGGCTGATAGTTACTATATAACCAGAGTCATCGTATGGGTCAAAAAAGTCGGGAACCCTACAAATTATTTTCGGCTTTCTATTTATGAAAATGACCAGGAAACAAGAGTCGGGGGATTCACTGAACGGAAAGATGTATCTGATTTTAATGCAACGATAACCCTCCTGCAAAATAAATATTATCAGTTCACAAGCGATTCAGATGTCAGAGTGGGAGCTAAAGGATATGTAGATAATTTTGGGAATCTCATTAATACGCACTCTGGAGTCCTAAAGCATCTTTGGGTTACTGTTATGGGACGCTCGCTTGATTTGCTAGACATCTCTTCTTTTGATGATTTAGAAACAGAACATCCGGAATCCATAAACCTATACCTAAATAGAGAAGAATCCTTTCAGACGATATTGACCCGACTGGAATCCGGAGCTCTTTTTAAATTCCTTCCGAAACTAGACGGAAAGTGGGCTGTGCCTTTCTATGAAGCTGGCGTACCCTCTGGGACCACACACCTTAAGAATGAGGACTTTTTAGCATTTAGCTGTATAAGAGATGCTAAAAGCATTTATTATAAGGTTCAGATCCTTTATGATCAAGATCCGTCCTCGATGAAATACAAAAAAAGGGAATCAACGTCTGATATAGCCCAGTACCTCTATAAACGGAAAAGCACTTTACCTATTGAGACTTATCTTAAAGACGCTTCAGACGCTGAGAACCTGGCTGATATTTATATGGTTCTAATAGAAGTTCCCCAGAAAAAAATAAGCTATGAAGTAAGCGGTTATGCTTTTGACGCTCTGCCTACTGAAAAAGTGCTTATATCACGTGACAGGGCTGATTCAGCGACTGGGGCTTTTGACACTGTCATATTCCGGCAGCTAAGTTTGACAAAAAGGATAAGTACAGGGACGGTAAATTGCGTGGCTCTTCTGGATGAGCTATCGTATTAAATAGAGGCTTGAGAAATGCATGGACAAAGACCAGCGACTTTCAATGAGCTTGAGGCTTTAGGAGACAGGCTTTCAAGACAAATCAAATCTGTCCGAATTAAAGCAGCTAGGGGTGTTTCGGTTTATACTGATTTGCTAGGGACGCCTTCCACTTTTGCTGAGAGTGCTGGTAAGGTAGCCAAAGTAAACAGCGATGAGGACAGCATAGAATTCGGCTATGTAAGCCATACCGAATTAACTGATGTGGGCGCTCATGACCACCCTATAGAAAGCATAGGGACGCCGACTTATGATGACTTTCAGGACTGGCTGGATATCATACAATCTGCTGGACGTATCTGTGGCGGAGAGATAACAGAGAATGCAGCACATAACGGGACTATAGACGTAGCAGCTGGAACTGGGTTCATAAAGACAACTGATTCAGCTACAGGGGTCACAAAATCTTTTGATTGGGATGCAGATACCGGAATAGCCTTGACTGATAATATGATAAATTATGTTTACATGGATTATAATGGTGGAGCTCCTGTTATAGGGGTAACGACTGATAGGACTACGCTTGACGGGCGGACAGAATTTATCCTCGGCAAAGTCTACAGGGAAGGGACAACGCTTCATATCTTAAGCTTTGGAATTAGGTTAACTGAATTAGCATATAACGAACACGAAAGGCTGATAAGCGTCAGAGGATTCGAGCGTGCTTCAGGCGGGGAAATATCAGAGACCGGACAGAGGTATCTGACCTCTGGGGCGGGCGTTTTTTATTTTGGGCTTAACAAGATAGAAACCTCGGCACAGGATACGTCTGGGGCAGATAGATTCACTTATTGGTATAGAGACGGCGGTGGGGGCTGGACAAAAGTCACAGGTCAACAGCAAATCGATAATACCCACTATGATGATGGTTCTGGGGCTCTTGCAACGCTCACAGCAAACCGTTATGGAGTCCACTGGGTCTATATCCATTTTGACAGCGACATAAACGTGGTCTACGGGCAAGGAAATTACAAGCTGGCAGAGGCTGAAAACGCAGTGCTTCCCGACAGCGTCCCGGAATTAGTCAGTGATTTTGGAGTTTTGGCAGCTAAAATCGTAGTTCAAAAGTCTGGGGCAAATCTGCTGACTGTTAAGTCAGCTTATAAGGAATTGTTTCCTACGACTTTCCCGCCAAAGCTCAGCGATTTGGTGGACGTGAACGCAGAGACCCCTAATGACAATGATGTATTATCCTGGGATGCGGGGACAAGCAGGTGGATAGCAGAGGCAGGCGGTGGGGGTGTGTCTACATTTTTAGGATTAACAGATACGCCTGCCAATTATACTGGAAGTGCTGGATATTTCTTACGAGTCAATGCCACTCCAGATGCTGTGGAATTTAGAAGTCCGACTGATGTCTTATCCGACCTCTCTGGGCAGGCAGGGGCGGCGTTTTCATGGAATAACAAGGATTTAGAAGACGTGCCCAATCTTTCCAATAAGACTACAGCCGCCTGGAGTAAGACTATAGGTTCTGGCGGTGATTATGCAACTTGGGCAGATATGATAGCCGATATGCCTGATTTGATTGCACATGCGGTAACAGTGACAATTAAGAAGGGGACGATATTAACTGAGACTTGTGAACTAAAGAATAAAAATGGGTTAACAAGCGATGCCGAAATAACCATCAAAGCTGAGGAACATTTTCCTCAAAGCGGTATATTGCCTACAGCTTCTTCAGCGACAGCAACGACTCTTGTTGATTCAAGCCAATCTTGGGCGGTTGATAGGTTTATTGATTGCTGGGTATTAATCGTGGATGGGACAGGAACGGATAATGGATTTGTGAAGATTACAGATTCTGATGCGACTTCAATAACAGTAGCTTCATGGCCTGGAACTCAGCCTGATAATACCAGTAGATATTTGATTGTGGGGGCTTTAATTGATGGGGAAGCGACAAGAGATAAAGCACTTGTTCTTTCTAATAATAGTGTAAAAATAATACACCGAGGGACTGGCTTAAATGATGCAACTGGAACCATATTAAATGTACAAATAAATGAAGATATTCATTTTGAGTATTGTGGTTTTTACGCAGGAGGAAGAGGATTAACTTTATTATATAATAATTATATCATATTTTCTAGTTGTGGTATCGTCAATAATAATACTTCCAATCATGCAGCCTTTGGGGGCATATTATCACGAGTTAATCAGTATTTATGGGTATATACTTGTGGAATTAGTGATAATAATAGACGGGGCGTCTTAGTAGAGTCCGGAGGTTTTGCTTATATATATGCATGTTTTGGTGATAACAATGGCATATGGGGAACTTATGCTCAGTATTCAGGTCAAATAAGATGTTCAGGCACTGAATGTTCTGGTTCATCTGGTAACCACAGCGACCCAGGCACAGCAGGAAATGCCAGTGCAGACCAAGCGGCGGCTTATTAAGGAGATAATGAAATGTATTTTCTATATAACAAAAAAACAGGTGAGATAAGCGTACCGATAAGAACAGGTCAACCTTCTGAACAGGCAATAAATAAAGAACGGGATTGTGAAATAGGAAGCGGAATTAAATGGGAAAACGTGGATTTGTTTTATGCTTCAGATTCGGAATTCCCTGAAGATTTTATAGAAAACGCTTCACTTGGGAAATATTATATTAACCTTGAAACAGAGGAAGCCGAAGAAAATAAAGAATGGCAACCGCCAGAAGAGATAGAAGAATGGCTATAAAGAATAAATTATCAGACTTAAAGCAAAAACAAGAGCGAAAAAGACAGGCTATAGAAAGGCTGAAAGATAGAAATCGATTAAAAAAAGTTAAGGATTCAATATCAAAGTCAATCAAATCAATCAGGTGCAGCAACAGTTAAATAGGATGAGGATTGAGTTTAGCAAGACGATTTCCAGGATGAAAGAGGAGCTAGGGATACCTCGGAAAGAGTTAAGCGAATGGGAATTTGATAAGTTAGAAAGATATTTCATACGGAAAAAGATGCTTAAAATAACAAAAGAAAAGCCTCCTAAAGAGAGAAAATAATGTGTTTTAATCTTTGCAAGAAGTATAAAGAGCAGATAAAAGAACTGCAAAAAATCAATGACAACATCTCTCAAGACGCTGAAGACTGTTATTCTCAATGTGAAAAAAAAGATAAAATAATTGTAAGACAAGAAACTGAAATTAACCGTCTTAAAAGGGAGCTTTTGGAATGCAAGAACGGTCAGCCAAGTCCTAATAATAAGGCTATAAAGTCCATAGAAATTAAAAATGGCAAGTTCTCTGTAAACGGTAAGGAGACTAAGCTTCTTGGGATTTCAAAGCGAGAGATGCTTGCTGTTGGTTCTGGGGATTTAAGCGACCCTAAGCATGACTATTCTTACGCCTGGATTAAACAAGCCATAAAGAAGTCAAAGGCTAATTATATACGGGTTATTATCCCTAAAAATATTGCATTTGCAAAGCAAGAAATAAAGGATTATCTTGCATCAGGAATTGTGGTTGAGGTTGAGCTATTTGATGCAGGATACCCCAATAGACCATACCAGGCTCATTGGAAGGATACTTTTGACGCTTTGAAAGATTTACCTGTTTTTTTTGATTCTCATAATGAGTTTTGTGACCGATACCATGTGAATGAAGTCGTAGCTATTATTAACTATGTTACAAGTCATGGTGGACTTATCGGTGCTGGAGCGTGGGGGAGTTCAGCTCATGGGAAAGAATATGCAGAGGAATTGAAGCAAGCGACCAGTAAGTATCAGATAGTGACTCATCATAGGCAGTGGACAAAGACCAGCATTGATATTGACAGAGAAGCAGGGAAACCCTTGATATGTAATGAGCTTCATACTCGTGACCATAACCTTAAGCAGATAAAGAGTTTCATGAAAATGATGTACCAGAATTCCGAGGGAATCCAGGTCTATTCACTTCTTAATTTTGGGTGGGGTGAGGGAAGTAACTTTCAAAAGTTATTGGATTTTGTGGGTGAAATACAATGATTATTAAGTCATCTGTATAGACAACTTTACCTATATAGTAAATAGCTAAAAATAAACAAGTTACAAATATATTCAAATATCAAATTTGGATTTTTTAACCTTTTTTGATAGATTCCCCGTAATTATAATAATATCAGCAACTTAATGAACCCCAAAAACGCCCGTACACGAAGATTTATTTTTTACGTATATATTTGCATTAATCATATGTATAAACAGCACCATACGCCAATTCAGGGGCTTTTATTTTCTGGGGAAGATTCGGGAAATTTAAACCTGTAATTCACCATCTCACCCCCCGTCAACAGGGGTGATAACATAAGTAAAAAAATTTAAATTTTTTATTGACAGTAAATAATATAATGTATTATAATATAAATACTATGAAAAAAGAAAAAATCGATAACTATAATAATGTGAAAATAATTTTATTTTCAGGATATAAAAATTTTGTTCCTGGAAAATGGGTAAGATTTATCATTACATATAAACCTAAAATTTATCTTGAATTATTCAAGAAACTTTTATTTAGAAAATTATTTAAGTTCACTAAATTAAATTTTAGTGGTGTGTATGCTATATTTTCCGGGAAAAAATGTCTTTATATAGGCGAATCTAAAAATATAGGAAATAGATTGAAAAGTCATTTAAATAAATATTTAATCACTGGAGAATTTTGGGGATATAAAAATATTAATTTAAAAGTAAGGAAAGATAAAAGAAGGTTTGAAAGAAAAATGTTAGAAGCCAGACTGATCGAAAAAATAAAACCCGAAATTAATGAAAGAAATAGAATAAAATGGGAGAAATTTAAATGAAATTATTTAGTTTTTGGGTTGAGGAACAAGACTTAAAAAACTTAAAAAAATTATCTAAAAAAAAGGAATGGTCTTTGGGTCAATTAATGCGAAAAATTATAAAAAATTATCTAAAAAATAAATAAATTTTTTATTTTTTTTATATTTTTTTTGTAACTTATGTATTTTCAGCAATTTAACGATGGAATTATTTTCATATTTTCCCTATTTTTTTGTAAAAAAGACTTGACAAATGTATATACAAATAGTATATTATATATAGAACAATGAGAGAGAAAAAAGAAATAAAACAAACAAAGGAGAGGGAAATGGAATTAACAGAAAAAGAACAGGCGGCTTGGAAACAGGGAGCCGTTGATAGGCTGCACAATGATGCTTGGGCGTGGAAAACATATAAAAGATGCAAAGCAATAATGGATAAAAACGCACAAGCAAAAGCATATGTCAAAGGGTTTGAAAGCTCTGGAACAGGAGAGTGATCCGGTTTTGGCAATTAAAAACAGGAGGATAAAATGATTAAAGTAAAAACATCACAAGGCAAAATGATTGATTTTGAAGCGGCTGTAATGTTAATGGATGATGGACTGAGGGAAATATTACACCAAGATTTAGCTCCGTGCACGCATCAGGAGTTTTACAACATCTATTGCAGCCGACACAAAAAAGTATTTGGCGAAGAATTTGAGCCGGATAAAAAGAACGGTCAATGGTAAATTAAAATAGGAGGATAAAATGAAAACAAAAAAAGAAGTAAGAAAAATCTTTCACCTGTATCAAGGTAATCCGGTCGTTGCGACAATTACAGATAGCTTTGAAGAGTTTCAAAAAGAAGCGAAGAAAGCGGGATTATCCGAAGAAGATGCGAAACAATGTTTAAAGGAAGGTCCTCATATTTTTGATTTACACAAGACAGTAGTAACGGTAATAGCAAAAGATACCGAGTCCATACCTGAAGAAGCATAAGCAGAAACTCAGAGTGTCTTTGGCGCTCTGGGTCGTATGGTAAAATTAAAATGGAGAGGTTAAAACATGAAAGAAATCGAAGCATTGAGAAAAATCAATAAATCCGGTGTATCTGTAGAGGCTATATCCAGAGAGATTGGGATCAGTGCTCAGACTATACGCCGGTGGCTATGGGGGCAGAATAAACCTGGGCAAATGGCATTGATGCTGATTAGGGCGTATCTAGAGAAAAGGGGAATATAAATTATTTTGCTTTGGGGGTTGACAAGAGCACGTTTAATCGTTATATTATAGATGTATAAAATGCATTCACAAGGAGACATAATAAAATGACCATCAAGAACCTTTCAAAAAGGAAATGTCCTTATTGTGGCAAGGAATTTGAGCCTAAAGTTTTTTGGCAAAAATTCTGTTGCCCTGAACACCAAAAAGCTTATTGGAATGAAATGAGAAAGGGAAATCATACTTTGAGACAAAAAGTAATTGAGCTTGAAAAGAAGATACAAAAATTGGAAAGAAAATGAATGCGGGAATTTACTGTATAGAAAACAAATTGAACAATAAAATTTATATTGGGCAATCTAGGCAGTTAGACAAAAGGCTTTCAAACCATAAATATCTTTTAAAAAATAATAAGCATTTCAATGTACATTTACAGAATTCGTATAATAAATATGGCAAAGAAGTCTTTTCGTTTCGCATTCTTGAAAAAACTGAAGATTTAAAATTATTAAACAAATTGGAAAATAAATGGATAGGTCACTATAAATCTTTTGCCGGAAAGAATGGGTATAATATTACGTATCCTACTAAAGTTTTCAGAATAGCTTTTTCAAACCCTGTTATTAAAAATGAATTTCCTAAAAAAAAGAAAAAGAAGAAATTAAGACTTTATTCTAAAAAATGTAAAAATTGCGGAAAGAAATATATAGCAAAAAAACCACATTCAAAATTTTGTTCAACTATATGTCGTGCTGAATTTTGGAGAAAAACACATCCAAGAATATCACCTGAAGAACTAAAACAAATCAAGGAAAAGTTAGGCATTAAATAAAACTATCACAAAGGGAAAAGGTTTAAGTTCACAGGATCATATTTTGCCTGGGATCCTATCTATGGCAGAGAGGGCGAGAGAATCCTGGTGGATAAGGACACAGGTAAAATCGTACTCCATTATCAGCTGGGAAATCAGCCTGCACCTTTGCCGGCAAAAAAATAAAAGGAGGGAAAAATTGAATAAAAGACGGACGCATTATACGAATGATTGGGGCGAATGGAAGGAATTCTGCGAAAGACATGACGAGGATCCATACGAAACCACTGATATTGGTTTTGATTTAGGAGGAGGGGACAGCGAGGATTACATTTATACCGGAGATATTCCAGATAAGAGAAAGAAATTATGACTGAAAAACAATGGATTCAATTTTGGACATACCTATTGAATCCAGAAAAAAAGGAGGAGCTAAATGTTACCAAAAAAAACAATTAAAAAAGGCAAAAGGATTTGGGCATACACAAACCAAAGCTTTGCAGACTACTTTATCTATCGATCTGGAGACGACCTAGCCTTGGTAAATAACGAAGGTGAATTTGAAAACACATTTCTGGATGCGTTTAAGGAGGGGGATCAATGAAAGAGTCTGAGTTAGATGAACACGTTGATAATATCCTTATGTTGACTGATGTTGAGAACCCAAAAGAAAAAATAAAGCGATATCTTAAGGCCACCATTATTGCTCAGCTTGAGCATCATGAGGCCTGGATAAAAGAATTTAAAGAAAGGAGGGAATTATGAATTATCAAGAAGCCAGGAAAGAGGCAAAACGTTTGTATGATGAGAAGCTAAAAGAGCTTCATGTTCAAAACAAGATTGCACAAAAAATTAAGCCAGCATTGCCTGATGGTTGGGAAATTAATTTTAATGCATTAGTTTCTTGTTTTGACATAAGCAAAGGCAAATTTAAGGATGTTTACAATCCAGAGAAAGAAAAAGTTTACCCTGGTGAGTTTAAACTTGTATGTGACATCATTGAAAAAGCTCTCAGTGAATATGAAGAAAATCCCAAACTAAAAAGAAAAGCAAGGGTTAACGAGAAAAATCAAATTTACTATCTTTCAGCTGAAAGGTATATCTATTGCCCCAAAGAGAAAGTTACTTTTGGTGTTAGAGTTAAGTTGTATAACCCCGGAGTTATGCCGAACTGTAAAATTGAATGGAAAGAAACTGTTCAAAAAGAAGCCGTGGTTTCTGATGAATGCTTAGGAATAGGTTAAAGAAAGGGAGGGAATTATGAATGAATTACAAGTATTAAAAGAAGCAATAAAAATACGAAAGGAATTTAGCAAACTTTATAGCAAAAGCCCTGTTATTGCGATTGACCGTCGTTATATTCATCTTGAGCTTGGTTTTTTTAATGAGCTAGTTGACCTAGAAATTATTTCTAATGTCAAGAGAGAAAGAGATGACCTCAATAAGGTTGTGCATCTTACGGGAAAATTCGTTTCTGGGGACATAATCGTTGCTGTAGACAGAGATGGTTATAAGGCAAAAAAGGAGGGGTAAATGACAAAAGAATTGTTTGAAAGAATCAATCCGGCAAATTTTTCAGAGCTTTTGGATGAGTTCAGCCCCCGGCATGAAGGGCAGATCTGTGCCTGTTGTGGTGAGTTCTATTTTTTCGATGAGGATTCCAAAATCAGAGAGCATGGATTTTGTGAGAAATGCTGGGATTGGATGGAAAAAATTGAAAAGGAGGAAAAGTAAATGAGTAATGAAGAAAAAGTAACAAATGGGGAAATCAGGGAGGAAGAAATAATCGAAGCCCCTGACAATGAAATGTCAATAATCAATGTTTCTAAGGATATGATTGATATTGAAAAAGAGATCCAAAAAGTAGAAAAACAGATTGAGTTTTTCAATCGTATCAAAATCGTTTCCCTGAGGTTAACAAAAGAAAAAGACTGGGTATTCCAGCAGGATTCACCTTATCTTATGGATAGGGGGACAGAGAACATT